GAGTGATGGAAAAATACAGCTTTTGTCTAAACATCTGCATAGCGCGACACATGGCGCGTATTTACGGCGAGAACCAAGCGCTGGCGATTACACGTGCAGCCAGGCGCGTCAGGAGCGCCACTAAGGACGCTAAAATGTACGAGTTAGCCGGGTTTTATGCGCGAGAAATTGCACCGGCTAACGTCAACGGTAAGCGGCTGACTGGGGATGAGCTTAAAATCATGTCTGTGACAAATTTGGAGCGGGATATGCGAATTGCGGGGTTGTTAGATGAATAAACGATGGAAACTCTGGGCGCAGCACGCATACCCGCTAAGCGAAGCTGATAAAGCGGCGATGATCAGGGATTGCGATAATGCGGTGCTTGCGGTTAATCCGGGTATGACTAAGGTTAAATCACCAGCCGCGCAATTTGATGAATCTCACAGGATATGGGTGGAAAATGGCAGACAATAAAACTTACACAATCGGCAACACGAACTACCGCATCAACCATAATGGGCATTATGCGCTGTATGAAAAATCGCCAGGTGTATGGCGCGAGTCTAGTTGTGTCACCAATGATATGCTGCTAAAATCTTAACCAACACGGCCAGCGGGTTCACGGATGGTGCCGCTGGTTCTTTATTTCTGAGGCCGCATCATGACACTCCAACAAGCACTCCAACTCTGCGCCAAACACAATTACCGCTAAAGGCACGAGTTTAGCCCGTCACGAAATGCCGAGTTTGCCGCTATCGAGGGTAAGCACGAATTAGCGCAGGCTTTGCGTCAGGTGGTTGGTTAGGTTATACTTCTAGCAACAGGCGGCGGTGCCGATGTTATAGGAGTAAGGTCAGTGACCGAGCAAACCACAGAATTAAAAAACCTTGGCGGACGCCCAAGGCACTATAAAACGCCAGAAGAATTTGAGGCGAAAATCTACGAGTACCAAGAGCACTGCGAAAAGGCCAATCAGCCTGTTACTTGGACAGGTCTTGCTCTTTTTATGGGGTTCTCGTCTCGGCAAAGCATCGATGAATACGCAAACTATGACGGGTTTTCTGACTGCGTAAAAAAGGCAAAGACTTTTATCGAGTGGCATTATGAGATGCGCTTATGTGGAGATAGACCAACCGGCGCTATCTTTGCTCTTAAAAACTTCGGCTGGAAAGATAAATCAGAGCTTGAGCAAACGCTCACTGTTACTGATGGCGAGACACTAGCGGAGCGCCTAACTGGTGGAAGTCGGCGCTAATCACCTAAAGGCTAAGCAGTACCTAGCTAACTTAAACAGCCTTACACTTGACCAGCTTGCTGACGCCTTGACCTATAAATGGTTTAGGCTCAACACGCTGTATCACATCAAAGATAAGTTTGGTAAAAAAATACTATTCGAGCCTAACGCAGAGCAAGAAAAGTTTTATGTTGAGCAGCATAGCCGCGACATAATACTCAAAGCACGCCAGCTTGGGTTCACCACGTTTAAAATGCTGTCTGATTTGGATGATTGCTTATTCACGCCTAACTTTTCGGCTGGCTGCATTTGCCACAACCTAGAGGATGCAAAAGACATATTTCGCAACAAGATTAAGTTTGCTTATGCGTCAATCACACAGCAACAGCGCGACCTGTTGCGCTCAGTTGGCTATGAGTTGCCAACGCCGGTTAACGATAAGGACAATGGTTATGTGTTTAACAACGGAAGCAGCATCAAAGTTTCTGTCAGCTATCGAGGCGGAACCCTGCAAAGTCTCCACGTCTCAGAGTTCGGAAAAATATGCAAGAAGTTTCCAGACAAAGCCAAAGAGATTGTAACGGGCGCATTTGAAGCGGTTGCGGCTGGTAACATTTTAACAATTGAGTCAACAGCAGAGGGGCGCGAGGGTTATTTTTACGACTACTGCACAGCTGCAAAGAAGCAAAAAGACCAAGGGAAAGCGCCGTCATTGCTAGACTTTCGCTTTCACTTTTTCAGCTGGTGGCAGCGGCCTGAATACGCTATTGATGGCGACATAGCGCACGCGCTTGCTGATTATTTTGATGGCTTGCGCGATAAGCACGGCATAGAATTGGACGACAGGCAGAAAGCCTGGTATTCATCAAAGTGGCGCACGCTTGGTGATGATATGAAGCGCGAATATCCGTCAACACCAGAGGAAGCGTTTGCACAGTCAATCGAAGGTGCTTACTACGCGCAGCAATTCCGAAAAATATACGCCGATGGCAGAATATGCGCCAGCCTGAATAATGATGCCAAAGTTCACACGGTTTGGGATATTGGCGTGGGCGATAGCACTGCAATATGGTTTTATCAGAAAGTCGGCAATGAAATACACCTGATTGATTTTTACGAAAACAGCGGAGAGGGCTTGCAGCATTACATGACTGTGCTGCATAAAAAGAATTACGACTATGGCTACCATTGGGGACCGCACGATATAGACAATAGGGAGTTTGGCAGTAGAGCGATGAGCCGCAAACAGATTGCCGCCAACGGTTTTGAGATTGATGGCAAGATTTACCGGATAGGGTTTAATATCGTACCAAAGAAAAGCATTGATGCTGGCATTGAAGATGCTCGGCGTTTGTTGGCTCGGTGCGTATTTGACGAAAAGCGCTGCGAAGCGGGTATAAAAGCGCTGGAATCATACCGCAAAGAATGGAATGATAAACTAGGTTGCTGGCGCGATAGGCCGTTACACGACTGGTCAAGCCATGCCGCTGATGCTTTCCGCTATCTTGCCGTTGTTGAGGCTGGCACACCTGATTATGCTAAGGGCATCCGTGCCAGTAGATAACCTAACCGACCACCAACCAGCACTAACCATAAACACAGGCGACGCTGTGCACGTAATCAGCATCGTAACAATCAGGCAGTTGGCGGCTGGGGCGGAGTATCGCGGGGATAAAGACCAACTGGTCAGAGTTCTTTGTACTGCATTGCGTGATATGCTGAATGAAACAGGAGTTGAATATGATTAAATGCGTAGTTCCAGTATCAGGCGGCAAAGATAGCCAGGCGTGCTTAAAGTTAGCCAGTCAATTATTTAAACCGTCCGAAGTGTTTGGCCTATTTTGCGACACTCAATTTGAACACCCTGAGACATACAAGCATATCGAGCGAATGCGCGAGCTTTACGGCATCCAGATATTAACCATTACAGCCGGAAGCGTTGATGAAAAGGTTATGCGCTACGGAAGATTCCCAGGTGGGGGCGCAAGGCACTGCACTGATGAGCTAAAAATAACGCCGTCAAAGAAATGGTATAAGCAGCTTGCAGAACTACAAGAAAGCGGTTTTGTGGTTTTTTATGGTATGCGCTCAGATGAATCGGCAGAGCGCGCCAAGCGGTACAATATGAAAATGGGTGATTATGAATACTTGCCGCACGAAGTTCTTAACAAGTACCCACAATATCTTGGCAAGCTCGGAGTCAGATTTAGGCTGCCAATTATCGACTGGACTAATAAGCAGGTATTTGATTTTTTAGACGGTGAGCAGAACCCACTGTACAGCGCAGGTTTTGACCGTGTTGGCTGCTTCCCTTGTTTGGCTGGCGGCGATGCGTGGAAAGAAAAAGCGTTTGCGCACGATAAGTTCGGCCATGAGCAGCGCATAAGGGTTGCAGTGCTTGAGGATGCTATAGGGAAATCAGTGTTTACAAGCAAAGGCGCATTGCAGCGTAATAACAAAGACCAGACCGACCTGTTCAGCAGCTCGCCAGGCTGTCGAATTTGTGAGATATAGCCGGCAAAGTGCTGGCATTTCTTTATCGCTGAAATCAGGCGGAGCTGATACAATCACTGGCAACTGCGCTAAGAGACTTGACCGATGAGTTATGTTAACGACAACGACCGCCACCAGCTCTATCTGCAACGCCTGGCCAGCGGCCTGCTAAAGACGCGCGTCTATCCGTCACTAGACGAGGCGTATCGCGCTGCGCGTTTAATCCTGCTTGATGCCGGAGAAATACGCAATCTGAAACAGCTTAACGCTATTCTGCGCAAGGTCGATGCCAGTACAGTTAAAATTACAGCGGCTGCACTTGATGAAGTGACCAAAGAGCTGCAAGCAATCGCAATTTACGAGGCAAGTTATTACGCCTCACTTGTTGGCGGCTACGCCGGTGCATCGCTATCGGTTCCAGGCAAAAAAACCATTCAAGATTTTATCGACAGCGCACTGATGAGCCTCACAAGCGGCGAGCGCGTTACGGCCGGGCTGTGGGGCGAGTTTATCAGCAATCAAATAGCCAGCACTGGTGCAACGTACAATAACGCAATCAAAGCCAGCTTTGTTAATGGCGAATCGGTTAGCCAAGGTGTTAAGCGGTTGCGTGAGGCTACGCAGGGGCTGCTACGGCGCGAATATGAGACTTTAACACGCACCGGGTTGCAGCATTACGCAATTCAAGCGCGTGAAGCTATGGTGGCCGATAACTTGGATATTTTGGAGAAGCGATACTACAACACTGTTTTCGATAATAGGCGCAGCCTTTTGTGCGCCGGACGAGCGGGCAAGACATGGCTGCTAACAGATGACAA